TCGAGTTTCTTCTTTCCGCTTTCAATCTTCACTACTTTTGCCATCTTCACACCTCCTGGTATGTGTTTTCCTGGGGTTATCTCGGGAAGGCCGGCCAGGACCAGCCTTGTCGGGCACGTGACCCTATCCCGAGAATTCTTGGTTTACGGTATCGCGTGCATCCTGATATACAGGGTTTCCGATCCGACCTTTACCTTCAGGGCGTGCGCCGACGCAGCGGTTGTATCGCCTCCCGCAACGATGTAATCACACCCAGTATCGTTCACCGTCCGATCCCATGCGCTGAAATGGAAGGCGAAGGTTGCATCGCCCTGAATCCTGATCATGGAATTGGGTTTGAATGTAGCAATGGAGTTGGTAATCGCAACCACATCAAAGAACGTCGGCCCTGCGGCGATGGCGTTCGCGTGAGCAGATCCACCACAATCAGCCCATATCGCAGCGATTGCGCCGACATTGGCAGTGTAGGTCGTTGCGCCGCTGATGTCGAGCTGTCCGAGGATGCCGGCTGCCCAGGCCTGACTACCTGTGCCAAATGTGCCGGTGGAGGTGGTAATCTTCCCCTGCGTACCGTAGAAATAAGCGTTCCCGGTGGATGAACCGGTCAGCGTCAATGCCCCCCTGACCCCAGTGGCGGAATAACCGGTCGTCATCCCCGTCCCTGATGCCGTGATCGCCCCGATGATCGCCCGTACCGCGGCATCGGTTGTGGCGTTGGCAAGGCTTACGCTTACCGGCGATAAGCAGGAAATTCCGGTCGTGCAGGCCCCGGTGATGCTGAGGCCAGTTCCGCAGACTCCCGAAATCAGGATTCCCGCATTACTGCCGGTCCCTGCCAGGGAGATCATATTGACGCCACTGAAGGCGCTGGTGATCGCTATACCGGTTGTTCCGTCAGCGGCGATGCTGATACCGGTTGTGAAGGCCCCGCTGATCGTGATCTGCGTGGTTTCCGCCCCCGAGAGGATGATGGATGCGAGCACAAGATCCTTCAGGGCCGGAGGATCTCCATCAGTCAGGAACATCGAGAAGATGCCGCGCAATGCAGCACGATCACGATTGGACCCTACCCGGCTGAGAAAGTTTTGATATTTAGCCATAATGTTGCTCCTTTATGCCCGGCCCATGAAGCCCGGGGCTTTTCTTTCAGCTCCGGGGCGGCTTAAACCCCGGAGCGATTGGTTAAATTATCCTGCAATATCCGTAACCGCAGTCTCGATCCGGGTCATCCAATTTTCGTTAAGACGAATGGATGCGGTCCAGAAATCCGCGCCGACATACCCGAACATACCGCTGGGGTTGGCGTGGTTCTTCACGTTCGCCGGGATGATGGTTGGGCTCACACCAGAGGCACCATGGCCCTTCAGACTGATCTGTCCCCACGCACTCTCGGCCATAACGATGACCGGATACACGTCTATGTTCGTCACGTTGGCAGCCTTCATGCCCGTGGCGCCAATAACCGCCCCGCCAGCGAGCCAGGGAGTGAACAGGGGAGACGTTACGATTCTGAATTCCTCGACGGCGCCGACTTCACGCGGATGTACCGGGGTGATTGCAGAGCCGTAATCCACGCGCTTAGTGAAACCAGCGATGTCCCGGATATCGGCCAGCACATCGGTATGACAGAACACAATGTACCCCGGCTCGACGGACGAGACACCGAAATCAGGCCCGGACTTGATGGAGCTCGTAACCTGCTTCCCGCGGTTGACTTCCATCGTCCGTGCGGCCAGTCGGAAATCGTTAAGACTGATCGGGCTGTTGACGTGGGTCCGGTCCGTGCCGTTCGCGTAAATCACGGATGTTCCGGCCTTCACGCAGCCGAAGCAGATCAGCTCCCGCACTTCCGCCATGGTCTCGCCGGTCAGCTTGGCCATGTCGTTGGGAATGTCGTCCTCGTACATCAGTGATGCCTTGGACGAGAACTTGAAAAGCACGGCATACTGGTTGAGGGTAGCCGTGACATCGGTATAGCTGATCGTATTGGCCGTGGGGGTCACACCCTCAGAGGTGATGAAATTCGCGGCGGTGATGTTCGGCGTTTCCGTCGCGGTTGCGTTAAACGGTTTCAACCGACGGAACACAACGGTGTCGGTCTTGTTGAGGGGCTGCTCTTTCTGATCCCCGAACTTGGTAAGCACCTGGATCGGTTCGGCGTGCTTGAGCATCTTCATTTCTGCGCGAATCAGGTTCCGTGACGCTACGGTTCCGTAATTTTGAATACCCATAATAATTCTCCTATCTTTTTACTCGGCATAGACTTCCCTGCCGATCTTTTGTCTAAGTTCCGCATCGGTCATGTCGGTTTCGGATTTTACTGGCGTCGATCTCTTCCCCTGCGGGATGATCGATGTCTTCATCCTTTGCCTTCTGTCCGCTGCGATTTCCGACGCTGTTTTCTCCTTGCCCGTTTCCGCTTCAAAACGGTCCAGAACAGATATGGCATCCGACGCGAGGGGGCTCTTAGTGAGCGCGACAACCTCTTCAGGTTGGGTTTTTATCCACTCTTTGTATGCCGGTGACGCGACTTTTGTCTGCCAGCCGGAATGAGCGTACCCAAGGATTGCCTTCTGGATCTCTTCCTGGGTTCCTTCCGCGAGGGTAGTCCTGAGTTTTTCAAGGTCTTCCGGTGAGACAGTCTTGATGCTGTCCTTGAGGTCTTTCAGCTTCCTATCGAACCTGCCGTCAAAAGCCTCGGCCCATTCCGGAAAATCATTCTTGAGGTTTTCCCACGCTTCGTCTGACTTGGTGGCCGCCTCCATCTGTTCTTTGGTCGGTGCGTCCTGCACCTTTTTGACTGCCTCTTTGGCATTGTGGAGTTCGTTGGTAAGCGATCCTATCCGGGACTCAGCCTGCTTCAGTCTCGCCGCGACGTTTTGATCGGTAGCCACTTTTTGAGACAGGTCCTTGAAGGCTTGCTTGAGGGCGGGATTGACCCCGGCCCAAGGATCCTCGACTTTTTCCTTGGTCTCTTTTTCTATGGGCGCATCGGCAGAGGACTGAGGCAATGCCTCACCCTTCTCCTCGGCGTCCAATTCGGCTGCCACTTCTGCGCGGATCTTTTGCTCTTCGGCCTGAGTCATTTCTTGTGTCGCTTCCATCTTTGCCTCCACATCTCCGGTGGTATCCCAGCGGATCGTTTTGGAGCGCCTGTTCGGCGGTCCGTGGTTAATATCCAGTATCTTCCATATCGTTTTGAACCAGCAACCCCCGGCGCTTCGGCTCGGGAAGGGCGATCAGTTCTTTCAGTATCCTGATCTCTCCCCTGAGTGCAGCCGTCTGGGTCGCGTCTTTTCCTAAGTTATCGTTTCGCTCCCGGGCCTTCCATAATGCAGCTTCGGCCCATCCCTTAACGTATAGCCATGTAGAGGAATATGGTTCGATCTGCCCCTGCAATGGCTCGCTTGGCCGCTCGGGAATAGGCATTGACGGAGCAGGAGCGGCGGACTCAGTGGACTCTGGTTTCTGCTTGAGCGCCCACCTGAGCAGGCGAACAAGGGTTGCTTTGATAAACAGCGGCCAGTTCATATGATTACCGTCCCGCATCTTTCGACCCGCTCCCTCGTAATTGGCCCAAAGGTGTTCATGAACTCTGCAAGTCCGATGGGTGTCCATCGACTTAAATCGAGTTCCGTGTCAATATTGGCACAACTTATACCATGACCCGTGCTATCTACCTCCTCGATGATGAATTGCTCTCCCCATCGATACGTCGTTATCTTGTCGAGGACGGCAATCTTCCTTCCATTGATATGGGCGAAGTATTCTCCTGTTTTTATTGGCATGACTCACCCCTCCGGCAGCGCAATATAGACCTCATCCCGCCAAGTTATCATACTGACTATTTCCTCTTTTTCTGAAAACTTATGTATTATCTCTATTGATTTCGTCATCGTCTCTTCCTCTTCTTAACGGGATGGAAATGACATGTTGTTTTTCTCTCAGCTGGACATTTCCCTTTCTTTCCGGTTATTTTCCTGCATTCATCGCAAATTGATTTATTCATCGCTTCTTCCCTTTCCTGGAGGGTTTCTTCCTCATTCTTTTTGGTAACGGTTTAACCGGCATCGGCCCCTCAAGCAAACCCCTCTTCCTAGGAGCGGATGACGATACGGATGTGTTGCGTGATGGTGCTGTGTCGTAGTTCTGTGCGGCCATAACCCCTTCTTATTCCTGATATGATCTTCCGGTGGGCGCTTTTTGCGCCGGTTCGGTTGGCGGTCCCGATACCTCTGGCACTGACTTCCCGTCTTGTGCTGCCTTCTCTGCATGGGACAATTGAATCTGTGTGTTCAGCTTCTGTGCGGTTTGGGTCAACTGTGCCTTAATTTTGTTCAGCTCAATCCCGCTGGTCTGGGATAGCTCCATAGCCTTTATGTCTCTATCCATGAGCTTCAACTGTTGCTCGTGTTGCCGGTCGAGATCGGCCTGAACGGCCTTGAACTCCAATTCTTGCATGTCGGCTTGTTGGGTCAGTTTTGCCTTTTCCAGGTCGGCTTGCGACCTGATCTTTGCGGCTTCGAGCGCCGGGTCAGACACCTGAGGCTGGTTTTTCCTGGCATCCTCGTTCTCCGCAATCTTGTCATCGGGCAGCATATCAAGGTTGAGTTTCTTTATGACCCGCTTCCAGTCGATCATGCCACTCAGTTCTGCATCCGCACGGAGCTGCAGCACACCCTTTGCATCTTGTTTCTGCTGATCTCTTTCCAGAAGGAATGAAATCCCTCGGGGATCTACTTTGTAGTCGCCCTTGATGCCATCATCTTCGTGGTATTGCATGTTCCAGTCGTAATACCGTGTGATATGGGGTCTTGTCACGGCATCGTCCCAGAGCTTCACCCGGGACCGCAGAGCCACGTTTGCGGAATCCACCATGATGTTTGTGGCGCCCAGCGTCTCGGGTAGTTCTCCCTTCTCCCCATTGAACAACATGGGGATCTGGCTTTCCATGTCGGCGAATTTCAAGCACAGTTCGATGATAGCTTGTAATTCCTTCTGGTTGTTATCAATTTGGAATTGATGAAACTGCTGGTCAATTCGTAACGTATCGTTTGTGGATCTCCATAGTTTCTTCCCCGTTATCGCCCATTCGCCATCAACGGGTTCAACATCGGCGCCAACAACGGTATTTGACCCAGCGGAATCCCCGGCGTTGTCCATCATGGCCCGCCAGGCTGCTATCAGTACCCTTGAAACCGATGCGAGTTCCCGGGCAACACCCAGGCCCCACGGAACCCCAGCGCGGGGCGTCCAGACAAAGAAGTCATAGTTCAGGTCCCCGGTATCCAATGGGTTCAGGGTCGCCTTGATCGGCTTGTCGTTGATCATGACAACGCAAGCAGTAAGAGAGGGAATATCTTGTGCCGACGCTACATCAACACCCATGGCCTCCAGCTCTTCCCGGTTGACATCGCCGTTGTATTCCCACATCTCATATGCGGAGCCTCTTTCGGCTATGTCGTATCGCACGGAAAGCATAAGCATATCGTCTTTGGCCATTGCTACCGTGACCTTTTGTGGTGCCTCCAGTAATACCGCATTGATCTGGTCTGTGAGGTAGCCATCAACACCAATAAAACTCCGGAGTTCCCGCGGCGTGATTGCCCGGCGCTCCCAGATATAACCCGCTCGCTTTATATCGTCCCGGCATTCCGGATCCGGATAGCAGTCCCACGGATCCACGCTCCGTGAGGCCGGAGTTTCGGATTCTTCTACGGTCAAAACCCTAACCGTGGCTGCCCCGTCTTCCTTCTTGGTCCATGATTTTTTGAGGTTCTTGATCACCATTGGGCCTTTAAGAATGCCCGTTCCCAGCCTTACAGCGTTTCTTTGCGCCTTCCGGCACTCACCATTGTAGGCACACTCGGTCAACTGGTCTTCAATAACCTGCTCCATCTTGGACATCTTTTCATCGGCGACATCCTTATCGGATCTGGCAATGTCTTTTATGGTTGCCGGCTGGCCGTTGGGACCGACTACGGGCTGTCCCGTTTCCTTCATCACGGCAGGGCGATCATCTTTAATACCGCTGGCAAGTTCCGGCACTGGAGTGGTTTTGAGGCCCCAGTTCTTCCCGTCCGTCGGCAATACGATGTCGCTGAAACGGCCCTCGGCTGTTTCGCACTTCGGCCGGACGATGTTTATTACAACGGTTGACCGCTTCGGCCCCTTGTTGGACGATTTAGGAGGAGCATTTCCAGAGGCGTAATCGATCATCCTGTTTTGGAGAGACGCTTTGTCAAAACCTTCGAACGCAAGTTCGTCTTCGCGCCAGATCTGCTCGATCCCGCACGCTGCACGCGCCCGGACTGCTATATCGCGCTTCACGACCAGTGATGCGGCGAGGTTTTGGATGGCCTTCAGCGTCTTCTCCTTCTCCTTGGTTGCGTTTTCGTCTGCAATCAGGGCTTCCTCAGTCGGAACTTCCTCACCGTCGTACAGCTTTTTACGGATTCGGCGGTTCATTTCATCGGGTATTTTCTGCGTTTCTGCCATCTTAGTAACCTACCGCTTCGTCAAGAACGCCAAAGGATTGTACATGGGGCATTGGTTTTCGCTCGTTTTCGTTGTGCATCCTGTCGATATTGATTGCGATATACCTGAAATTATCTCCGACGTGTGCGTGATCATCTGGGAGTGGGGTTGTGGCCGTCATGGTTTGCTTGTTGATATGCCTGCGGTATCTCTTCAGGCTTTCGACGTAATCCACGCACCGGGTCTTATCGATGTACACTCGCGGCGCCACCAACCTGGCTTGACGGATACCATCCTCAACGCTGGAGTTTCCAACCTCGTCCTTGCTGGCGACATTCCATCCCAAGGCCTTGACGATCTGATCTGAGCCCCTCCCAGTTTTGACATCTTTTGAGAACCCATCGGCAAACGGAAGCCACCACTTCCCCCAGTTGTAGCCTTTGAATTCCCTCAGTGCCGCGGAGTAATGTGCCAAGGTAGGGTACTCGTCGCCGGACAGGTAGTTGATGATCCGGATCTCGGAGGCGTGTTTCTGCACCAAACTAAGGGCCATATTACCGCCGACGCCCAGATCGACAACGACATGGACTTTGAGCATGGGGTCATACGGCACGTTGCAGATCCGGCCATCACGCTCCATAGCAGAAATTTCATCAAAGAAAATTGCGCCCTCGACCGCGGGGAGACATTTCCCTTCCCAGATATTTTCGTACTCTGCCTTTGGCAGCCGGCGCTGATCTTCAAGCCGCTTCGCCTCCAGGTTATCATTCCAAAACGGATTATCTCTCCAGTTCATAGGGACAATGATCGTTCCCTCTGGAGGATCAATTACAAACCGAACATAAGTCGGGTCGGTCTCGAGTTGTGGATTAAAAGATATCCATATTTCAGATCCCGCCTTTCGGATTGTGGGGATGAGTATTTTCCATGATCTATCAGTTGTGGTATGCGCTTCTTCGCACCAGACTATATCGATGCCCTCGTAAGACTTAATGGAATCCGCTGTTTGCTCCGATAATCCCACAAAGAGAAACCGTGAATCGTTTTTGCGTGACACAATCTCGGTCTCTTTTACCTCATAGATCGCATCGAGTCCGAGCGCAGCAACCTGGTCTTTAAGGAGTTGATGAACGGAATCCTTGATTGATTTCTGTATTTCACGGGTACATAATACACGAATAGAGCGAGATACTCCATGGAGCAAGAGAGCCCTTGCAAAGCTCCAACTCTTGGCGCTGCCTCGGCCCCCGTACGCCACCTTATACGGCGCCGCCCCAAAGAGAAGCGGGAGTAGTTTGTCGGGAAAATCTACATGTAGATCGCTCATGTAACCTCTGCCCGTGTTGTTTTTACGCCATGGATATGAATTGTGACGATCCGCTCGTCCTCCTCTTCTGGATTATGACCGTTCAGCCCATACGCCTGCCGCTCCAGTGTGATCAAATTCTTCTGTGCCGCCGATAGATCCCGGATAACCCCAGCATGGGCCGGTAGTGAAATCGCCCTTTTCATTAACGACCGGCGCTTAAAATCGACCTTCCCATCCTCACCTATGGTATCCTTAAGGATCTCATACTCGATGTCGTCTCGGTTCTCTGCGGCCTCCTGGAGTTGTGAGGATAGAAGATTAACCAGAGATAGACTCCTGGCCACATCGGTCCGGTGTAGTTTGATGACGCTTGCGCCCCGTTCTGCGGCTGCGTCGACAATCTCACGATCTGTTTCCTTTTTGGATTCCGCCTTGAGTAACTTCTTGGCGACGGCCGCCCTGACTTTAGCCGTCAGATCCCGCTCCCAGTCCTCTTTCTTGGCCTGTTTGTGGATTGCAGTATTCGAGACATTGAATTGCCGGGCTATTTCCCTGACGGATAAAATGCCAGGGCGATATTCCCGTTCGATTGCTTCCCAGTCGGGAGATGATTTTTCTGGTTTGGATTTCTTGTCTGCCACTTCTCGACCCTGAATCAATGGGCGTAGTGGTCATCGGCGGCTGCTCATGGCTTATTGGTGTTCTGCCGGACGTGCGCCCTTTGGTGGGTATTGTTTCAGAGTATTGAGATTTTTGCTAAGAAGGATGAGAATGTTTATTCGGGATGAGAATGTTTATTCGTTTGGCCGTTTGCATTGTGCCGCCTCTTCTCGGGGTACTCTCACCGTTCCCCCTTTCTTGACCCCAGGGATAATCCCGAGGTCGATCCAGCGGTAAATTGTCTTGACGCTCACACGCCAGAAGGTCGCCACTTCGTCGGGGCGCAACATTGGTTTGTTGGGCAGGTCGGTCATTTAAGTGTTCCTCCCTTTATAAAAATGGCTCCACCACATTCACTTTCTCTTCAACCACTTCCACGTTTACATGCTGTGTGTTGTCGACCACGGCGAGGCGAACGACCCGGTATTTGATTTCATCCAGGTCGAACTCCTCGCCGGGAGCGTACAGTCGGTTTTCTTCCCCTAGCGGCTCTACCCAGAGCAGCCGGCCATAGATGTCTCGGATATGGGTGTGGGTTATGCTGTAGGGCATTCTTTCACCATCGGTGTTTCAACGATAGTAATGGGTGTAATTTCCACAACACTTTCTGGCGCCGCGGGCACAATAAACACCATATTGTTTTTCCATTTCAACACATTAACCCCTTCGGGGATCGATGATGTTTCAAGATCCACCGTAACCCTTACGCACTCATCCGCCGTCGTTGCCACTTTTACCACCTGCCCCTTAACTGCCTGTGCTTCCATAATTCCTCCCGTTGTTATTTTGCTCCACCCTCGCCGGAATGTTCTCAAAGACCTCTACCGCCTGCATGTACCCCGTCACCTGATCATAGTAAAACGCCACGACGCGCTGCCAAATGACGTCTCCCTGAATCAGTTTCCGGGCCACGGTGTAAACCCTTTCCGCTGGATCGTCGTTCAGAATTTCAAAATACTCGTCGTTTCCACAGCCCGGACATTGGAAACGGTTTGGTACGATAACCAGCCGCCCGAACTTGACCGACCAGAACCGCTCTCCTATTTGATGGACATTTGGCTTAATGATCGTCGTCTGTAAAACACCGGTTTCTAAAAACTGCATCTGGAACACCATCCGATGCGTCATGTCTACCATGTAAATCGTCTTCCCGTAAAAATCCCTGGCCGTGAATTGTGCGTGACAGATCCCCGTTGTCAGCACAACCAAACACAACAACAACCCTACCCCAAATAACCTTTTCATTTTTCTCCCTCCATCTCCAAAGATTCGTACATTGTAAACTGTCAACTATTTGTAAACATATTTTTGTAAACCACCATCACCCCTCCTGCGCTGCCTGTTCTTCTGGCGCCTTCCATGTTCGGTTGAATTCGGCAAGCTCTTCTTCTGGCGTTGGAAGTCTGGTAGGTTTTTTCTTTTCCTGATTACAGTTATCGATCTTCGCCCAATTCTCCCTTACCGCCTCCATAAATGCAGAATCCCAATCAACGTATTCATACCCCTTCGCCCTACATTTTCGTTTGAACGATTCAAGATGATCTTCAAGGTGATCATGGCCTTTTTTAATTGCCCATGCTTTTACTGATTCTGAAACTGAGAAATTTTCAGGGAGTGGGGTTTTCTTATTTACCCCTATTTCCTTTCCTTTCCTTTCCTTTCCTTTCCTTTGCGGATTATCGGGGTAAGTTATCGGCTTATCGGGGGAAGAAACTTCATTTATGTGGTAAGAAACCCTAATCTGATCAATTTTAATGATAGGGTTGTTGCGATTTTTGTACGCATCTTTAAGGCTATCAAGTAAATCTTGAGACACTATGACCATATTTTTTGACCATAAATCAGCATCCAGTTTACCTGTTTTTACCATCAACCCGATCATGTCTATTCCTACCTCCTCGGGACATCGGATCTGCGCGAAGAAATAAAGACGATCCGATTCATCCTTAATGCAAATATGGTGATCTGTTTGCCTGGTAAGAAACCTCATTAAGTTGGTAAAAAACCCTATTCCCTGAAGTCCATACTTCGATTCAAGGATGAAAAGGGTTTTGCCGTCCTTCACATAAAAGGGGAAATAATCTGCATCATGTCTCTCTGGTCGTCCCATATTTACCGCCTCCGTGACGGTTTCCGATTAAGCATATAGCGGAAGGAGGCCCGGAACGCCTCTTTTCGGGTGATCTTCCCTATCCGCCATATTCAGGTTGTTCCTCAACCACTTCATCAAATTTTGTGTATCCGTTCACATACTTAAGCACACCTTCACCGATGCGCCCATGACGGTTCTTCACGACCTTAAAAATCATCTTCTCCTTGACGGTTTGATCCCGTTCAAGTTCAATCCCAAGGTCTGCACTTGCCGCTATTTCTCCGGCTCCCTTGTAACCAAAAACACCCCCGGATCCCTTCTCGCGCTGAAACTGGTTTGACACCTGGGATAGTGCAATGATTGTTACCTGGAGGTCTTTGGCAAGGTATTGTAGAACCGGGGCAAGACGGGACATGCGTTCATAAATTGACCCTTCTCCCCAGAGGTTTTGAAGGTAGTCGATGGCAATGATATCAAGCCCCTTGCCTTTCAACATCCGAGCTGTGCGCTCTATGTCTTCGATTCGGTAGAGACGATCATAAAGGTAAAGATTCCGTGTACTGAAAAACACTTGAGCTTTAATGAGAGCCGCTATCTGCTCTGGCCTACATGAATTTTCCGTTATGGCCCATGTTGGGATAGTGGTATAGTTTGATAACTCTCTCAGAAGGTACTGTTCGCACGACATTTCTGTTGAAAATATTGCAATCCCGGGGTTGTCCATGCCGTAACGATATATCCGGCAGATGAAATCAACCAGCCAAGCGGATTTACCGACCGACGTATATGCCCCAACAACCCAGAGATGGCCAGGAGATACTTTCCTGATCGTCCGTGACAGTAGGTTATAACAGGGGTGGATCCCTGGATATCCCTTTTCGATGTTTTCATTCAGGGATTTGATGACCGTTGCCACCTGGTTCACTTCGGCGTCGTGATCGATTTCGATGGAGAGTTTTGTTGGTATTGTTTTCGGGTCCGCTCCAGGCATCGATGCACTTTCAGAAATCTTCCGTGCACCGTCAATTATTTTACGCAGCTTTGACTTTTCTTTGACGATTTTAACGTAGTGAGAAACATTAAGCGCGGAAGGGCAGTCATCAGCCGCCCCGCTCAAATAGGATGCACCACCGGCGCTTGACAGCCGTTTGACTTCCTTTAGCCGCGCCGTGACCGTGACGAGATCCGGAACAATACCATCGGCATGAACATCACGCATGGCCTGATAGATGTATTGATGATTTGAGTTGTAGAAATCGTCAGGGGAAAGCGATCGATCGACCCTCAAGAATGTCTCCATCCCGCCGATCAGTATGGCGCCGATAACCGCTCGCTCTGCATCCTGGCTATTCGGTGCGGTCATAGGCCGAGTTCCTCGCATATTTCATTGATTGCTTTGTGATAATTTTCGGGAGAGAGGTCGGGCAATTCCTTTTTGCGTCTTTCGTATTCGGTCCAGGGATTGTCGCAGACGCAAGAAAGCCCCGACGGTTGCACGGCAGGCAATGAAGACTGCTTTCCGTTCGGGGCTCTCAGTGCGTCTTTTTTATGGTTTACCATCTTCATTCTCCTACCGTGCGCCTACGCTATACAACGTATTACGAATGGCGTCAAGACTTTTCTTCCCTCTCCATTCCCTTGCCGTCTGTAATATGTCGCTTTTCCTGAGTGGTTTCATGGCTTCACCTAATCAAAAATCGGTCCTGCAATCCAAGGCCCTCGATCACGTCATCCAGGGACCGGGCCACGAACGCGATTCCGCCCGCCCGGATGATGTTGTCAATGAACTGCTGTTGATAGTCAGAAACCTTGCCATTTGGAGCTTTTACCTCTATTCCTATGAAGCGTCCCTTGAAGCATCCAATGATATCCGGAATCCCCGGCGCGGACATCGGCCCACCCCAGGCCTTATAGTGGAAGACGCCGACGCTATTCAGGAGCTGGCGAATCGATCGTGTTAACATGGCTTCGGCTGTCGGCGGCTTGATTCTCACTTGCGTTCCTCTATCGCTTGGCGAAGGTACATTGCGAGATCAAGTGCTTCCTGGTAGGCGTCGACCAAGGCGTCTCTTCCGTTATTCGTCTGAAGCGTAGTCCCGTACTT